GATCAAGGTCAGTTATCCGCTACCGGATGCATCGTCCACGGTGCCGGCTAACTCTCGTTAGCCAGGCACTCCAGCGCGAATTGTACGGGGTAGGGTGCCTCTCTACCGGCCGTCTCGCTGACGTAGTTCCTCAGCGCGCGGGCGGTGATTCCGATACGCCTAGCAGCTTCTTCCTGCTTCAGGCCGGCTCCCTCGTACAGCCCGCGTAGGTAGCGCGGGTCTGGGTTGTGGTTGGATGCGTCAGGCTTCATGCGAGACATTAAGCCACTCGCCGTCTTTCAACTGCGCCGCTTTAGCGTTCATTTCCTCGACCACGGCGGAAGGAACGCTAACACCGTATGCCTCTTCATATGCTGAATCGTCGAACTGCTGTCCAGCTTCAACGTAGAACTCGAATCCGCCGAAATCAGGGTTAGTGGTAACGATGCTGGTGAAGGTGGTCATGGCTTCGATCCTTTTTGGCGCCTCGCCGTTGTGGCTGGCATGACTCACATAATAGGAACAATGTTCCTCTGTGTAAAGAGGAACACTGTTCCTTTTGTCGGGTTTTCTGCTACGCAGGCTCGATCAGGTAGGCGCCCTGGTTGCGCACGTTGACTACGTCGCGGCTGACCGCGTACCAGGTGAACGCCTCGGCTGGTTCGCCCTGGTGCAGCACGATTTGTTCCGCGCGCTCTGGCGGCGTCGCCGGGTCAAGCCACTCGCGGGCGAGGTCGGGTGGGAGCACGACCGGTCTCCGGTCGTGAATATCGACCATGCCGCCGGCAGAGTCCGCGGTGATGATCACGAACCCATGCTGCTCGGCCTGCTCATCATCGAGCCCGGGGAACTGCCCGATCGCGGCGCACAAGACCGGCGAGCCGTCGGCGTGCTGGATGTGATACGGCTGTTTCCGCGTGCCGCCTTCGTCAACCCACTCGAACCAGCCGCTGACCGGCGTCAGCGCGCGATGGCGCCACGCGGCGCTGAAGAGGCGTCCATGCGCCACTTTCTCGACCCTGGCGTTTATCGGCGCCGCGCGATCACGGGCCCAGAACGGCCTCCAGCCCCAGCGAACGGCCTGGGCGACCAGGGCATCGCCTTCGAGCCGTAGCGTCGTCACGGCCGTCGATGGCGCGACGTTGTAGCGCTCGGACTGCTCGCCGACGAGGTTGACCAGCGCGTTGGGCATCGACAGTGCGTCGACGAACTCATGAAGTCCGGTGTACTGCGACAAGCGTCCGCACATAGCCACCTCCGCAAATGGATTGCTGGTAAAGGTAGACTATGCATTTTGGATGAAGTGGAGCGTTGCCGTGCTGGTTGTTCGACTCAAGAAAGGATGGACGCTGAAGCTTGATCGGAAAGTGAACGATGCGAATCGGGCGGGGGTTTGGTCGTTCCATTGCTCCGAGAGCACGTTCGTGCCTGGCATGGATAACTTGCTGCGGCATGCTGCCATTCGTCCGGCTGAGCCGGCAGAAGGGAAGAGCACCGAGGTAGAGGTGGCCATCTGTCGGCCTGGTGACCCGGAAGAGAAGTGGATTCCGGTTGGGAAGGGCGTCGCGGTCTACGAGGCAGAGCGCTGATTTGGTCTTTTTTTCCTCCAAAACGCTACCGTAAGCATTTGATTCTGTTGGCTTGCGGATGTTCTCAAGCGAATTGATTTTTGATGGTATTTTTCGTCATAACCACTTGATGCATATAGGAAAAAACAAATTCTATCGTGCGTCCCAGGCTTTGATGCCGTAGAGAACGTAAGTCATTGTTTTTCCTTTGGGGTTTTGGCTCCTCCAAAACCCCTCCAATATTCCTCTAAAATTCCCGCCAGATTATGCCACGTCGATCCATTCGGCGCCCCGACTGTCCCGGTAGAGATCCGTCATCTTCGCGGAGCGGTGGCCGAGCAGCCGTTGCGCATCGCGCCCTTCTTCTTCATGAAGCCTGGCAGCCAGGGAACGCATCTCATGGAAGCTTGGCGGGCTGGCGCCGAAGTCGAGTCCATGCTTCTTAGCCGCCCTGTCCCTCGCGTCAGCGAACGCGGCGCTTATGGTGTCCAGCATAATCGGCTGCCCAGCCTTGGCGCGACTGATGGTGCGGTGATGATGGATCATGTAGCGGGAAAGAACCCTTCCTCGGCATGATTTGATCACTGATGCCAGATCGAGACCAAGGACAGCCAGACCAATCGACGTGCTTATACGAAGGCGCATTCCCGTCTTCGACTGAACAACCTGCAGGTATCCGTCCTGCTCGTCCTTGAACTGCATTGCTGCAAGATCCTCCCGCCTCTGGCCGGTAATAACCGCCAGTTCCATGGCTCGTTTCAACCAGGGCTGTTTCGCCTCGGCATAGATCAGACGCCATGTCTCCAGGGTCAGGCGCTCGCGCTTGATTTTCACCCGCGCCGCCTTCGTCACCTCCACCGGGTTTTTGTCAGTCCATCCGGCCGCCATCGACTCCATGAAAACATCCCGCAGAAGGGATCGCATGGCTCGGGCCATTTGTGCTTTCCCTTCCTTCGCCATCTCCGAGAAGTAGCCGGCCACATCAATGGTCCCGATATCCCGGATGTCCATCGTTCCGAACCTGGCGCGCAGCCGTTTCAGGCGCATCCGAGTATTACGGACACTGGCCGCCGCCAGGCCGCGCTCGGCGTAGATCTTTTCGTACTCGATGAGCCAGTCGTCAAATAGCCGCGGCGGACGTGATGGCTCAGAATTGAGCCTGTCGGCGATAGTCGGCTGAAGCGCTTCCGTGTGGTTTGCTTCGATCGCTTCCCGAATCGCGCGAGCCTTGTCCTTGCCCAGGCCAAACATCCGGCCGCTTACTGGATCTCGATAGGCGTAATAGGTTACTCCTGACCGAGAGTCCGTCTTCTTGTACAGGTTTGGGGGGAGGTCTTTTGACCCCTCTTTACGCGGCCTTGGTGCCATGGCGTGCGCTCTTAATGCGGGATATCAGACTGTCGCCAGGTGCGGAGCGTTTGGCGGGCTCTTGACTGCTGTACTCCGCATCCGGGCTCACGTAGTAGCTTCGACCATGCTTTACGGGAGTAGGGATAATACAGCCATCCCTTGCCCACCTGCGGAGGGTGTTGATACTCGGCGGCGTCCTGAAGTGCTCAGCCGCCCATTCTTCTAGGGTTACGAGTTTCATTGGACAATACCTCCCCGTCCTGCTGGCGCTGGTCGGGAAAATGGTTTTCGGGGACTGGTAGCCTATTCGGCTACCGGCGAACTAGAACGAGCAGCCCCATTGCAGGGCTGCGAATGCTGGCGCGAGTTCGATCAGTGCGTGTAGCGCGACCAGGCTGGCGCCGATGACGGCTACTGCCGCAAGTCTGGATAGGGCTTTCTTCATGTGAAGGGCTCCGGATCAGTCGCCCGCGGCCTTCGAGATCAGGTGCATGAGCATTTCGCGCAGTTGCTCGCGCTCTAGCACCTGTCCGGTTTTCGCATACTCGTCGGCCTGGCGCAGGATCGCGTCGATCTCAATCTCGAACATCGGCGAGAGCACGTCTGGCTCGCACTGCTCGAGCAGCAACTGGATTGCGCGGGTCGGGTGCGCCATCGTGATCCCGAGCCAGTTGTAAGCTGACGCGGTGCGGTAGTAGCGAAGGCCAGCCAGTTCATGCCGACGCGGCGGGCGGAAGGTTTTCGTGCGCATATTCAATCCGGGTAGTGGGTAGACCATTATCCGAATTGCTGTATATGCGTACAGTGGATGGCGATGGGTGGCTATGCCTGCTCGCTCAGCAGGGCGCGGAGTTCTTCGGCGGCCTCATGTCGATCCAAAGTGAAAACCTCATCGTAACGGTCTGCCGGCCTGGCAAGACGCCGCAACAGTGCCTCGCTGACCACCACATGGCCTGCGGGGACTGCTCTGGTGTTCCAGGTCTCGGCAATAAGCGGTCTCGGGTCGTCTCCACATGCGTAGCGTGCAACACCGCTCGCGACGCATCCTTTTGATGCGCACACCGCAACTATTCCGCCGTCTTCCAGCTCGACAAAAGCGGCTTCTTCTCCGCAGAACGGGCAGGGTTTCAGTTCTTCAGCCATTGCCGTTCTCCTTGTCCTGGTTGAGCAGGGCGCGAAGCTCTGCCGTTATCCGGTAGCATTCAGTCGGGAAAGAGGTAGACCAGGCGCAGGCGCAGTACTCTTCTGGGCCGCAGCATGGCTCGCTCATCACCTGCTTGGCGATCAACCCATGGCGTTCTGCACTTTCCTGGATGTCTGCCCCATCGAAGCTGCCGCCCTCCAGGGCTCCTCTGATGATCTCCTGCGCGAATGCGGCGAGCTTGGCCGCGTTCTCGCGCAGCTCCTGGATCTCCATCTCCATGCCGCCGCACTGCTGGCGGGCAGCATCTCCCTTTGCTGCTGCGTCCTCGGCCATGGCTAGTTTGGCGGCGAGCGCCGCGTAGTCGGTCCACTTCACGACGAGTACCTGCCCGCGCCTACCGTTCGCGTATTCGGTTTCGTAGTCGGTGGTAAAGAACGGCTTCAACTCACTCATGACCTACCTCCTTGCCGGGCGCGGCGGCGAGCGGCCAGGCGCCCCAGCCCCACGCCTGTTTGTCTTCGGTTGGGTGCTTGTCCGTGCGCGGTCTGCTCGGGCAGTTCCAACTCCTGCCTTTCACTTCCCACAGCAGGTGCCAACCAGCTGCGCGGAGGCTGCCACCGCTTTCGCTAGCCAGGATGTATGTCAGGCCGCGTCGATATCCCTTGTCCTGGGCGATCCTCCGCGCTGCCGCATACAGCATGCTGCAAGCGTTTGGAGTGCCATCGGTACATAGGCGGGTCACTTCCGCCGTCAGGCCGTCATCCAGGGCCCTAGCGACAGGACGGCCAATCACGGCGACACCGACCAGGTTTCCGTCATCGTCATGGACGGCCTGACGCCAGAGGGCTCCGACCGGCACGTTGTGGTGCCGGTGGTGTTGTCGAATGAAGTCGTCGGCCAGGTCGCGAGTGATGGGGCGAACTTCGATCATTGGTCGCCTCCCTGCGCCGGAGCGGTGGCGAGCAACTCGGCCAGCGATATCTCTGGAGCCTTGCACTGGCCTGCGTCAGCTACAGCCATCGCCAGCGCGCGGTCGTCGACGAATTCTGAATTGCGGAATCGAGCCACCGTCTTCTGCATCTCGTCCACCTGTTCCTGCGTCCAGATTCCGCACTCGACGAGCATCCACCCCTCCGGCACGCTGTGCTGAGCCTGGGCGACTGGTGCTGTGTAGACCGGCACGAACCCTTCGCGCGGACCGTTCCAAAGTGAGCCTGCACTTCCGGCAATGCCCGGCTTGTTTAGCCGCTCAAGGTCGGATTCGCGCAGGTGAGCTACCGGCTCCTGCCTCTCCAGCTCCGCGACCCTGGCCAGGGCGGCGTCGCGCTCCGCCTCCAGTTTCTCGATCCGGGCGCAGTTCAGCAGATGGAAATCCACCAGTTCGCTGATAGCCTGCTGCTTGCTCTTGCGCTCGAAGCGCTTCATCAGGCTGCGGCGGTCTCCGCCGCTCACCACCTCGATAATGGCCATTACTCACCTCCTGCTGGCTGAGGCGCAGCGGCGAGTGAGCGCAGACCATCCTGAATGGCTCGCAGGTCATCGTCGGTCGGCTCTTTGTGTAGGTACAGAACGACGGCACGCGGATGGCCGGTGTCGCGTCCGATCCCTGACACCTCCGGCACCTGCCCAGCCTGGGCGGCCGGGTAGTGGGCGAAGCTGATAGTCCCGCCGAGCTTCAACACCTGCACTGCGAGGGCATCGACATTGGCCAGGGCGGCGTCGCGCTCGTTGATGCACGCGGTGAACGCGCGGTCCATCTGCTGCCGTTCGAACCGCAACGCCCCGACGATGCGTTCATGCTGGGCGACGGTCATCAGCTTCTCCGGCCCGTAAAACCCCTCGCAGCCCTTGTCGCAGTTCCCAACAACAACAAACTCTCTGAAATCCACATCGTCATGGTGCGTGTACATGGTCGCCACAACCTCCGGCCGCTCCGCCTCTGCCTGCTCAGGCTTCAGTGCTTCAGCGGGCGCTTCGTTGAACGCTTCCGCATGCGGCGCTAGGTTGAGCGGGTCGAGGTCCGACGCCGGTGAGGGTTGCGCCGTCGCTGGCTCATCATCCAACAAGACGCATCCTTCCTCGGGATATTCGGCGCACCAGGCGTATAGGCCTGCTTCGAGGAAATCGGCATCCTGCTGGCGCCACTCGATGCGGGCCTCGCTTTCCAGTTGCTCGGCAGTGCCATCCGGCGCGATGAATTCCAGGGCGTCGCGCAACTGGTATCCGTTGATCAAGAGGCTCGACCGCACCGGGGAGGGTTGCGCCAGGGCGGCGCGGGCTTGCCACATGCGCCAAGCACTACCTACGTGCTCGCTTTTGTATTCCCCGTCTACTCTGCGCTCCAGCTTCAGTGGACCCATGAATCCGGCGTGCTCGGTCTGATATGCCGCCTCAAACGCCGCGCGCTCATCCCCGCCTGCCTGCTCTACCGGTGCCGGAATATCCTTTGGAGGCATGGCCGCATCACAGTTCTGGCACATGCCGGAGCCGGCAATGAATCCTGCGTCGTAGCTGTCGGCTGGGAACTCGTCGCCGCAAGGGCAGCGCACATCGGTCAATTCGTTGGTCATGGGAGCTTTCTCCAGGCCTCGGTTTCGAGGTCAGAAACGGTTATCAGTCGGCGCCGGCGCTCGATGTTCTCGAGTTGCAGGACATTGCCCAGGCTGTCGATGACGACCCAGTGAATGCCGGTGGGAATGTGCAGGTAGCGTGCTGGCGCGGGAGAGCAGAGGGCGTTTATGCGGCGGTATGCGGCGTTTTCGTCGAATGACATTGCGGGCAGGCTCCGTACGGTGGCGCTGCGTAGGTGTGCAAACCAGTTGCGTCCTGGTCTGCGTCGTTTGCGATCTCGTTCAGTTGTCGCGCGAGCTGGCGCAGTTGAGATGAGGAGAGCAGGGCGCCGAGGCGTGGGAGGCCGTTGACCTCGGCCAGGCGCTGGCCATCCTCGCCGTCCAGGAACAGCGCGGTCAGGTTGAGGGTGTGCATGGCGTTTCCTCGGGAGGCCGGCACCGGATGCAGTTGCATTGCCCGATGCGCTGGCCTGTAGTGCGGCAGTAGATGGGGCAGTTCACGGCGTCACCCGCTTGAACTCGACGACCCAGACCCAGGGATTGGCGGCGAAAGCCTCTGGGCCGTTGATCTCTCCCCAAAGGGAGCGGAACCAGAGCCAAGCATCCAATCCACTACCGCCCGTTTCGCATTCGCGCTCGGCGGGATATCCCTCGGCCCGTGCCTGCTCTTCGCTGATGTCCTGTAGGCGCTCGACGCGAACAGCGGTGATCTCCAGCAGGATGCGACTGATGGCGCGCGGCATGTGGATCGATGGCTTCCAGGCTGAGCGTGATTCGCCGCCACCATCGTCATCACCAGCCCATTCCATCGGACCGTCGGCCGCGTAGATGGCATGGCCGGAGTAGTAGCCGCTGCCGAATGGAAGATCACGAATTGGTGTGGCTGGTCGATCCGGGGTCCAGTCGACCATGTTTCCGCTCTCGTCCCAGGTGTTGCTGATAACGCCCCAGGCCTCGCGCACCCACAGCCGGTCGCCTGGCTGGCCGAAAGGGCACTCTTTCCAGCCCCAAGTCTGGCGCGTTCCGCCAGTGGCTTCGCTCGGGCCATCAGCCATCCACTGAGGGCCGCGACCATTAGATGGCCACCAGTGCGTGGTTGGTAGGGACGGCTGCGGTTTTACGATTCTCCGCGTGACCGTCTTGCGGCCGTCCAGGATGGCTCGGACCATCTGGTCGTTGAACAGGATTGGCCGCTCCCGCGGCGTTTCTGCGGACATGGGGAATACCTCTCGCCTGCTGGCGCTGATCAGTTGGAAAGGGCTTGCGTGGCGATCTTGAGCACGTCCATACCGATACCGCCGGTAGAGACGTCGGTGAGCGACGCGATCTGCTCCAGGGCCTGTCGTGCGGTTGCGAGCCGGTCTTCTGGGGAGAGGTACGCCGGCATGCCTGCCAGACGGCGGCACACGAACGGATCGTTGTCGCTCGGTACCGAGCAGCAGGTGAATTGGATTGCGCGGCACTTGCAGACGAAATCGGGCGGAGGGAGTGCCTCGGCGTCGACGACGTGCATGCCGAGTGTGATAGCCAGACCGCGCTCGATGTTCGCGCCGCGAGACCGCTCCCAGCCCGGCAGCAACGCGAGGATGTCGCAGTCCATCAACCGCTTGATCCCGTCGCGCATGAACGTCTCCCACGGCGCGCCACGGTAGACCATGTTGACTGCCGGATTCTCGACGATATAGCCGAGGGCTCTGATCCGCCGCTCTTCGGCGTTGAACGCGGGGTAGTTGAAGTCGGGCATGCCGGTCATGGGGCCGGACAGATAGACGCGGCTCATCATGCTGCTGATCTCCCTGGGTGGTGGCCGAACTGCTGCCACTCGACCTTGTGCTTGCGCTTCTTGGTCAGGACTGGCGCGGCGTCGTCGTTCCAAAGCTGGACCCTGGCACGGATCTGCATGTCGCGGCATTCCAGGGTCTTCCGTGCGAGGTCGATGAACTGCTGACAGAAGTCCGGCGTATCCAAGAGCTGGCTCAACTGGACGACCTTTGTTCCGGTCATGATGGTGTCGGCCTTTCGTTCGACTGCTGCGATCCATTCGCTCATCGGAACATGCTCATCCCCGAGCGGGGTCTTGCGTACCGACGTCACTTCTTTCTTGGCCATGGCGAGCGCTACGTCTCGCGTCATGCCGAACACGGCAAAAGTGCTCATGTGGTAATCCTCAGGACGAGTAGAGCCGCGCCGGCCTGCGGCTAGCGTCGGTGATCTGGTAGTTGGTTACTGTTCGTCGTCGACTACGGAGAGTCCGGCGGCGAGTAGTTGCCGCGACACGTTTTCGCTGGGCGTGTATTCGTGTCGCGACACGACGAGTAGGGACAGGAGATCGGCATCGGGTAGAGCGGAGGCGTTGAGGAGCAGCGTCGAGAACGCTTCTCTCCAATCCTCGAAATCGCCGATCACCTGTAGCCGTTCGAAAGCGGCGTCGATCGCCGGCGGGGATGGAAGCTTGCGCTCGGGTATTCCGGCCTCTCGCTGACGCTGGCGCTTTTCACGCTGGCGCTGGGCGTTTGTCTTTGCCATGAGAACCTCAGAAGACAAAGGACGGTTGGTGGCTGGAGCTGGAGCGGTAGGAGGCCGTTCGAGGCTGCGCCTCTTGAGCTGCTGGCGCGGCGGTGGACGGCGGCATCCTGGGTGGCTGTTGCCGAACCGCCGCGGGGAGCGTGATCACAAGCACGATGAAGCCCAGGACAGTGCTGATGCCGCCGACTCGAATGGCTCGCCGCCTGGTCATTTGCCGGCCTGCTGGCGCTTCAACTGCTCGGCGTAGGAGCATGCCTCGTTGTGGCTGCGGCGGAATCCGCGAACTTTCCCGGTGGCCGTTTCGACGATGTGGAAGAAGCCGCGACCCTGAGGCACGACCTGGTAGGGCTCCGCTGCCGCAGGAGCCATGAGCCGCTGAGCGAACGCCAGGCGGGCGAGGGCGGTCTGGGAGAGCAGGCCGGCGAGAACTTCGGTTTGTTCCTGATGCTTGAGCATGGTGGTTCTCCTACGCGATGGTGATTTCTTCGAGGCGCCGCACGGTGCGGGCTTCGGTGAGCCTCCGCTCGTTGCTGGGCCTGCGATTCCGGTTCATGTGGTCGTCATCGATCAGCGGGTGACCGGCGACGAGGAAGGCGAGAACGAAGACGGCCGGCGAGATGATCCCGCGGCGGAACGCTTCGAGGACGAGGCCGCGCACGCTGCGCACGCCGAGCTTGAACTTCGCGTCGTCGAGGCGCTTTTCGACGGTCCCTGGGGCGATGCCCATGCGCCGCGCGACCTCTTTCGCGGTCAGTTCGCTGGCGCTCCATGCCGTGGCTTCGAGTTCTCTCGGCGCGAGACCAAGTCCGGTGCGGCCGATCCATCCGCCGCAGTTGATGGTTGCGTGCATGATTGGTTCCTTGGCTGCATGGGTCAGCACTCGGCGGCGCGATTATCTGCCGATGGGCATCGCGGGGAGTGCTGGCGCATGGAGTCGAGAGAGGGGTGGTGCAGGGCGCCCGCCGCCCCGCACCTACTTACAAACCGCCTTATGGTTTGTTCCTGGCTATCTGCTACATGGCTGTATCCTCCGGTGGTTACCAGCGATTGGCGCTGGCGCCGTTCTACTATTCACCGAGGGCTTCATCGGCCCTCGCGACCAGTTCAATCATTCGCTCAATGTGGGATGCCCTGGTGGTGAGGGTGATCGCTTCCGGCCCTTCAGCCAGTCCAGCGCAAAGGGCTGTCGGGAACGCCGTGACGATCTCCCGATTGAGCTTCAGCAACTCTTCGAGAATGGCGCGCGGCACGACTGGCTCGGCTACTGCCTTGGGGGTTACTTTGGTTCCGCCCGCTGCAATGACCTTCGCGAGCTGCTGGCCTAGCACTTGGCCGGCCTTCTCGCCGTGCTTCCTGACGACCTTCGCCGCGGTCGTCGCCGCTACCGCGCCGGAGCTGATCAACTGCTGCACATCGGTATTCGCGTTGCCTACGACCAACACCTGGTCGACGTGCTGACGGGTGCGCCCCATCTTCTGGGCGATCTGTTCGACGGTCCATCCGAACGCAATGAGCCGTTTGTAGCCGTGTGCGAGCTCCAGAGGGGACAGCTTGCGCCCCTCTTGGGAAGTGATCACGCGGAGCACGCGCTCAGCGTCGTTGCCGGCGAATGCAACGATGGGCACCCAGAACTCGCCGTTGGGGTCGCGTGGTAACCGGCCCTCAGCGTCGAGCTTGAGGTAGGCGCGCCGGCGGCGGTGCCCGTCGACAACCCACATGCCGCCGTCTTCGCGGGGGCGCACTTCGAGGGCAGGAACAATGCCGCCCTGGTGCAAGTAGTCGGCCAGATCCGCGATGCTCTGTTCGAGGTCTTCGCCCTCGGCGCGCAGGTTGAAACCGGGTTCTTCGTGAAGGTCCTCCAGGCGAGCTTTCATCGCGTCTGCGCGCTTCAGGTCGCCGTCCTTGATCATCTGCTTGAACGATTTGGCCGCCATGAGGCCTCCGTCTGTTGTGATTGCGTGATGCTGTATGGGGGAGTGGTCTGGCCGGTGCTGAGTCTCTGTCCGGCTGGCGCCGGGCTGGGTCACTGGCGGACTAGATAGCCGCGCACACGCTATACCCCTAGCGCTGTGCGACCAGACCACTCTCCGATACAGCCTGGCGATGGGGAGCCAGGTGGATCGGGCCTGCTTTGGGGAGCCCGGCAGGCGCGGGCGGGTGTTAGGCTTTTGCCTTGGATGGAGGCCATTCGGCGTATTCGCCAACAGGAAGTTCGTCTGTCACATCGCGATCGGCCCAAGCGAGAAACTTTTCGATGGGGATTCGTGGATAGTGCTGGCCGAACCTTACTGAGGGGCCGTCGTACTGAACTTCGAATGCTCCGACATACTTGACGGTTCGGTCATTTATCAGCTGGCTTACGCCGCAGTTGACGGCGCGCGGCTTTTTAGCCCTGTACGTGCGACCAATCTTGATTTGAAGTTCTGCCATGTCTTCCTCTCTCCCTGTATCAGGGCAAATGGAGCGAACGCCGGGCGCTTCCCCGGATGCGTCAGGTCTGGCTGCGCTAGCCCCTCGACTCGTTCGCTGTTCGGTGGCGGCTCACTCGTCGAATTCGACGAACTCGCCCTCGGCGCTCAACTGGTACCAGGTGTCCGGCTTTACGCCGTTCTCACCGACCTTGCTGGCGCGGATATGGATGAGGCGTCCCTCGTCGTCACGATGACATAGGACGATGGCGCTACCAGCAGATGCGCGAGCGCGGCCTTCGGTGCCCAGGGATGCGGCGACGGACTCCTTGCCGCTGACCTCGGCTGCCGATTGGTAGCCGGTGTTCGACGCTGCCGAGTAGTTGCCGGTGTTGCTGGCTGCCGACTGGTAGCCGGTGTTGCTGGCTGCCGAGCGGTTGCCGGTGTTGCTGGCTGCCGAGCGGTTGCCGGTGTTGCTGGCGGTGTCGCCCACCACTGTCTGCTCAACCGAGTTGTCCAACCGAGCCATGATCCAGTCGAGGGCCCGCGAGATCATGGTCGGCATGCTGATTTCCGCCTCCACCACCAGGGTGGCGCTGGCGATCTTGCTGTCATCGTCGTGACGGCTCAGTTGCCCCGAAGCCTTTACGATGGCGAATCGGCTTTCGCCTGGAGCGTAGTAGCCGAAGACATCAAGGGGATACTCGCAGGAGTGGAAGCCCGAAGCGCATGCCTCTACCTCACCCTCATGCTTGTAGGTGCCGCCGATCTCGAACTGGTAGCCGCGGCAGGTCAGGTCCTGCTTGAATCCCTTGTAAGCGGTCACGACCTCTTCGGACGCAGCCTTTTTCTTGCTCGCCATCGCGATTCTCCGTTTTAGGTTTGCCCTGGGTTGGGCGATAGGGCGCCCGGATGGGCAAATGGGTTGGAGCTGGTGATGCCCTGCTACGGGTAGGGCGGCGGGCTACTGATGGAGGACGCCGCGCCCGAACGGCTTGAAGCAGCAAACACACACCGCCTGACCAGTCTCCAACTCGACCTCGATAGCACGCGCTGTGCGGCGGTAGAGACTGGCGTTGTAGGTGGCGACTTTGGGATGGATAAAGCCCATGGCAGCGCCTCGCTCTTGCTCGTCCGCCAAATCTCGCCATACGCGAGCCGACGAGAGCTTTTCTTCCGTCGAGGCTAGAGGATGAGGAATCTCCAGCTTCAATTGCTCAACGTGAGCGCTCATGCGTCACGTTCCAGGCGTGCAACGCACGCGTCTGCCAGCGAGGCGAAACGAGCGGCGCGAGCCGCCATGTATCGAGAGCCCTTCTGATTGCCGATGCGGGCCAGGCTCACCGCGCCACGGTGAGCGACGAGGGCTCTCCCTGACATGTCGTCGGCAAGGTTGTGGATCTGAATCAGGCGGTGGGTGCTCAATTTCATCGTCTTGCCCTCCAGGGCGTGTTGACTTCCTCGATGCGCCTGTCTCCAAGCGAATCTGAGAAATCGGTGTTGCATGGGTTTATGCTGAGTAGTGATACCAAGGGTTTAACCCGTCCCTGTGCCTCCAGATAAAGCGATCAAGCTCAAGCGAACATGGAGGCTTGAAAATGCAGGTATTCCCGTCCACTTTCTCGCACCAACCGATTAACTCTCCGGCTGGCTTGGTCATGTGATGCTCGCTCGCGAAGATTCGGCAGCCCCGCATCGGCTTGAAGAATCGGTACATCACGCATGCATCCGCACGGTGATGTAGCCGTTGCTTGCAACTACGTGCTCCCAGCAATTGAAGAAGACGGACTGTCCGAACTTCTTCATTGCCGCCTGGCGAACCTTCACCTCAACGTCCAGAGGCTGTTCACCGGCGTCCGGCAAGGCAAGCCATTGCAGGCTCTTGCCGTCGCTCAGGTGGGAATCGATATTGAATTGAGCCATTTCAGTCTCCTTAATAGGGTTTGCCAGCGTTGATGTATGCGCTTCCTGCTAGCTCGGTTAGAGCTAATAGCTGCCAGGAATCGATCGCTCCGCCGTAGTGCAATCCGCGCAACATCCCGACCGTTTCGTAGTACTCGATGCGCGCTCGGTGTACGTCGTTCTCCCTGCGGATGATTCGAAGAGACTGACGTAAAGCCAGTAAGGCCTTTTCATTCATCGTCTTGCCCTCCAGGGCGTGTTGACTTCTTCGATGCCCCTCTTGCGAAGGGAATCTTGGGTATCCGATCAATCAAGTGACACAATGTCACTCATGCTTGCCAAAGCACTGCGGCTTGCTCTTGCGATTTCACACTCCCGCTTGTTGCGGGCCTCAACAGCCAGATATTTGAAGGTAGGGTGGAAATAGCACTCAGGCTTGTGGCCATCTTTCTTCATGTGCCCAAGCTCACCAGTTTTCACCGCAGCATTGAGAGCCTTGCGCACACTTGCAGGAAGCGAATTGATCACCATGCGGAACCGATCGTTGCGAACCATCTGGACATTTGCTTGGTCGGCAGTGAGTTCGCCGCGATGCAACAAATCCTTAATGGTTTCAATATCGTTCTGGCGGGCCATGACCTATCTCCTCGTTGACTTCCCGTCTGGCCCTCGGTGGAGGGCCAGCCAGTGAAATCGGTGTTTCTCCCGCGTTCGCCTAACTGGGCTTCTACAACTCGCGGGTGGTGTGTCCTCACCACTGCCGATAGCAGCTCGGACTCGATGTGTTTGGCCTTGGGCTTCCCTCGCAACGCCTTCAATCGGCATACAGCGCTGGTCATGGGGTATCAGTGTTACTCCGCGCTTGAGTGCAGCCCGGCGGCCCGTTGAGTGGGGCACGTATGCGCGGATTGCCGACCCGAACATCGGCTGGGCTTAGTACTGCATTGGCTGTTTCCTCCTATTGGTGTCATCTCGGTCGCTTCTCCTTGTCGGGGTTCGTTCCCACTCCTGCGTTTGCTTCTTTGGTCTATTGGCAGGTGACTTGAGCGACGTCGCGTGCAACGCATGGGCTTGCACGGCTGGACTGTCCGGCCCAGCTCGGGCTGCGTCTTTTGCCTCTCCCAGCGTCTCGCGACGTTGGCGCAGCAGAGGGTTCCCAAATTGTCGAAAGAGCGGTCGGCTCGGTGGCCTGGGCATCGCTGCCGTGGAAGTAATATCTCCCAAGGAAATAATTCAGTCAACTCCAATGGAGATATTTTTTGGCGATAAATGGATGCCGAATGCGGTTGCTGCCATAGCAGCTGAGGGAATACTGTATTTATGTACAGTTGATGAGGTTCTTATGGCCAAGAAGCAGAAGCAGCAGGCGTATGAGGTCACGCCGACTGATCGCCTGGGGATGCGGGTATCCGCGATGATCAACTCACCGAAGGCGCAGGATCTGGGGAAGGTGACGATTCACCGGCTGGACAGTGACCCGGCGGAAGCGTGGGATGCGGTGATGGAGGTGCTGGCTGAGACGGACGGTATCGACCTGGTGTTCAACGACGACGGCACCGTGACACTGAGATGGGATAGGCAGGTACTGGAGGGGTAGGGCGGAAATGAAAAGCCCCGCACTAGCGGGGCTTGGGTCAGGCGCTGGAAGTATCCCAGTCAAACCATTGGGCGGTGGTGCGTTTCAGCCAGGATAGCCTGGACACTAGTTCGTCGGCTTGAGCTTTCGGATACATCGACCGGATAACATCGTTTCTGGCCAGAATTTCAAGAGCCGGTAGTGTTGGAGGCTCGTCCGCTTCTATGCGCCGGATGCGGCTGCGGTACTGGCAGAGCTGTTCAAGGCTTGGCGCTCCAGCGCACGAGAGTAGTTCGGCTTCAATGTCGAGATACCGCTTACGCAAATCATTGTGGAGCCAAGCTCTCTGACCCGTGCCGACAACCAGGTCGATAGCGGACGCGATGGTTACCACTAGCGCGGCAGCAGTTACAAATCCTGCCGGCGCTTTCGCCAGAATGGATGTAATGGCGGCTGAGCCGAAAAGAACGCCGACAAAAGCGGTGAACCTTCCCCACCTCATGAAAAAGGCTGCGCGCCTCATGTGGTAGCGAATGTTCCTTTGTACGTAAAACTTGAGTTCATGCACCTCAATGTCGCTTTTGTCGGCATCGCTCATGTCAGGGGTCTCGTCTTGGCGGCGGTGGAACAGGCCGGCTTTCCGAAATGGTGTTGGGTCTGTCGATCGACTTCCCTCGGTCATTATTCGGAGTCGGCCTAGCCGGAGGCTGGGGCGGAGTCGGCCGAGGAGGCTGTCGTGGTCTATCTGGCATCATCATAGCTCCTTTTTGGTGTTGGCTGCTTTCTAATCAGTGCCTTCTCCGGCGCATCACCGACCACCAGAACACCCAGCCGATCACGCTGATGTCGCCGGCACGCATCTGGTCCCTGGTGTACTCCTCATCGGGGTACTCGTCCCGGTTGTAGCTGCGCAACCGGATGCCGCCGCCAGGCAGTCGATAGACGAACTTTACCCGCAGCAGGTCGTCATGCTTCAGGGCGTAGATCTCGCCGTCCACGATCGTGTTGACCGACAGGTCGACGCCGATGATCGAGCCGTCTGCAATAAGCGGCTCCATGCTGTTGCCTGTGACGTTCACGCAGACGGAGGTGCTCTTGTCGACGGCAGCCTCGCGCAGAGTTGCCTTCGGGAATCGAATCTTGCGCTTGGCCAGTTCGAGGTCAGGCACTCGCCCACCGCCCGCCGCTATCTCGACCTCATCGAAGTATGGGATTTCAACCTCGTCCGGCGCGAGCGGGTCTCCGTCTGACCACGCTGATAAATGCGTTACATCCTCCGCTGAAGCGTCTGAAGCGGGTCGAGCCGCCTTGACCAACCCATCGATCTCATTCGCCAGTCTCGAGCTGAACCTAGACACTGGGATTCCCAGGAGATCAGCAAATGCCGCCGCAAGTTCTTTGCCAATGGCTCGATGTCCATTGAGGTGGCTGCTCAACGTTCCCTGGCTGGTGCCTAGCCTATGAGCAGCCTCGTCCTGTGTTAGACGCCTTCCCTTGGGGAGGCGAGCGTTGTACGCAGCAAACTCTGCCTTGAGGGCAGCGCACTCTGCTTTTTCGGTTTCTGTAAGCGGGCGTCGTTCGGTACTCATTCTCGAATCATATTCCCAGTGGAAATAGTCGGCCATCTCCAGTGGAGTTGATGAAAATCTCCACTGGATATATTCTGGCGGTGTGAGCAACCCTGGAGATACGAGTTATGCACCGCATTTCTCTCAAAGAATTCGCAGCCAAGAATGGGCAAACCAAGGCCGCCGCGCTTCTTGGATTGACTCAGGGCGCCTTGAGTAAGGCCTTGCGTGCCGGTCGCGAGATCTATGTCGCCGAAAACGCCGATGGAACTTTCTCGGCGGAGGAAACAAAACCGTTTCCGACCCAGCCATCAAGAGCCGTTGCCTGACATGACAGCCAGCCAATCAAACCCCGAGCGAGAAGAAACTCTACGGGAATGCGCAGGGCTGGATCAGACCGATGCAACCCCTGTTCAAACATCCAGTGCTGAGGAAGGATCATGATCGACATCTTCCTGGTGTGCGTTGGCGCTGTGGGCATCACGGGGACGGTGACGATATTTAGCTACCACTTTGGTTATGAGGCAGGCCTAAAGGCGAACTGCCCACTATGGCGAAACCCCGCAAAAGCCGCCCTTTACGGGTTAGGCAAGCCCAAGAAGCTTGAGGATGAGTGCGCCTCCGACCAGGGCGACAAGCCACTTGGATGCAGTGATGACTGATTTTCCGTGTTTGTCCCAGAGCCCCCGCAGCGGCGGCGAATCAAACCCTAGGTGGACAAAGTTGGCACCTTCGTCGAGGAAGGGTTGCCGATCCCAATTCTTTGCCTTCCAGCGCCTGAAGGCTTCTTTCAACCAGTTCATGCCAGGCCTCCGAGCCCGTTTCGTGTGGAAGCAAAACGATAGCACGGTGGGCCTGGCACCCATTTAGACAGCAAAAAGCCCGGCTGCAACCGGGCTTTCTGAGGAGGCACCTGTGGGCGGTGCCGAACATCCAACGGAGCCGAATATGACACAGGTATCCACCATCCAACAAGAGAGCGTGTCGCGACACGAAATAGCGATTCGCGAGAAAGTGTCGCGGAGGGCGCGCATGTGAGCACGATCATCATGTCGGCCTGCTGGCCACTCCAGGGCATGAGCCCCGCACAGAAGGCGGTACTGATCTCGTTGGCAGACCAGGCGAACGACCAGGGCGTGTGCTGGCCGGCTGTGGACAGCATAGCGATGCGTTGCTGCCTGTCGAAGCGTGCGGTGCAGCAGGCCATCAAGTGGCTGCGTGGCGCAGGGATTGTGAGCGTAGAGGAGCGCCAGGGCAGGTCGACCATGTACTCGGTGACCCCCGCAGCATATGCACCCCAGCAGGAAATGCACCCCAGCAGCAAATGCACCCGTGCAGCAAATGCGCCCACCCCCGCAGATGCTGCA